TTGCCTAATAGCCTTTGTAAAAAGCCTAACAAACAAATCACTCCTCTACAGGACATCTTACATTATTTTATCTAATTTAGTATACCATAATATGACTGCTTTTTAACATATATAATTAAATTTCAGTAATAATCATTGTGTCCAAGTTTTCGCACAGTATGATTATATACAAAAATCATTAGGAATAACATATAAATTTTGACGTTTATTTGACGTCAAAAAAAATAAGGGGTACCGCTTGGGTACCCCTTTTGTTGTAATTTACCATTCAATATTATGTTTAGTGGTAAAATTTACGATTTTTACTTCTAATCTAATTCAGTTAGTCTAAATAATTTACCGTTTCTAAAGATCATTTCACATCGATGGTTATTTTCATCAACTAATGTGGCCTCGAACAACCCCTCTTGCGGAACTTGAATATCTTCTGCGAAATTGTAAGTCTTTCCGTTAAATTCAAATGTCTTTGCCATATTTTTACTCCATTTTTAATACCGCACCGCCAATATCAATTTTATAAGCATCAATTATTTTCTTTCGTATTTGCTTAAATTCTTTTCCGTGTCCTTTAAAATGACACTCGATAGTGGCATGTGCTAACTCGTGATAAATTGTATCTATAGTAATACCATCTTTATGATTATCTGTACTTAATTCAATTAAACAAAAATCATCATTTGGATAACAATATGTCGTACCTAATCGTTTTTTACTTCTACCAGTATATTTGTGAATCAACAAATCAGGTTTAAAAGAGTATCCTAAGGCTTCAATATTTGTAATCGCTTTTAGAAATATATCAGCATACGGCATCATATCGTCATCAAGATATAGTGTACTCATAATGTTTTCTTCCAATAATAAACTATTAGTTGACTGTTGCAAACCGTGCAACTCGGAGATAATTGGATCACCATTCCTTTACTGTATATAGAACGCTGCCACCTTCAAAATGCTGCCCGTCAAAGTGTGCTAATACTTCAACTTTGCCTGCTTGATAGCCAATAGTCTCATAGGCTTTACTGTCTAATACCGTCACACCAGCCTTAATTTTATGTGCCTTATTTAGGTTGATTTTATATACATCTACCTTTTGCTGGTCTGTATTAGCAACAATAGCAGTCCTATCAGATTTTTCTGTAGCTGCTTTAGGCAATGCTGGGTCATCACGTTTGATAGCCTGTTGCGTTTGTTTGGCCGCCTGTTCCACCGTAGGAGCTTGTACATAATAAGTAACTACTGGTTGAGCAGTTTCCATTTTGGAAACAACTTGCAAAGCTTCAGCTTTGGTAATATGTATAGCATTAGCCAATTTTACAGGATCATTTACTTGCTCCTGTTTTAATAACACAGGCTTTTCAACCTGATGTGAATTATATATAGACACCCCTACAATGGCTAAAATAATTAAAATTAGCCCCCCTATGAAAATTTTATGTCGTTTTAGGTAACATAATATCTTAAAAGTCAAAAGGCTCATTACAGACCCCTTTCTTGTATTTCTTGCGTAAACATTTCTAATGCTTGTGCTTTTTCTGCATCGAACCGTTCAACAAGATTTTCACGCAACCAACTAGGATTACCTTCATAGTTCCATGGATGCAACTTTCGCTGTTCATATGCACCATTAATTAAATCCCAGTCAAACTTAATATCGTTTACATAAGATAAGTTCCAATCAGGCTCCCAACCCGGAACATATTGCATTGCCTCTTTAAAAAGATTAACAACTTCACCGGGGCCATATTGAACGGCCGCAGAAAATACAACATCACGCAATGCTCGACTATGGATATTGACATCAAATAATTGATTGGATAATTCACTACACGCCACATCATAATATGCATATTTAATGTAGTCGTGCTGCATTTCCATAAACCCGTTAGGATCCACAGTCCCTAGTTCTTGCCATTTGCTAATGAACTCATCGGAGTTAATAGGCCCTGCACCTTGAAGGACTCTTGCATAATCTTTGTAAAATCCATCTTCTTGTCGTAAGCCCCAACCAAGAAACGCATCTACACTTCCGCAATTACTTGCTAACTGATAAGCACCATACGAAATTCCCCCAAAGTCTCCCTCTCCTGTAGATACAATAGCTGGGTCTCCATTGCTTTCATACGCAGCACTTAATTTTCCTAGTTCCATTTGTTTTGCTCCTTTCTATTTGATTCACGTCCTCCTAAATAGCCAACGAGTCCGGAGGAAATACTCATGGCCAATTCGTTATAACCATAAAGGACGGCCATTATATTGACCGCCCCTAAGACGAGGATTGTTAACACCTCACGAATACTAATTTTTTCAATCATTTAATCGCATCCTTTATTGATTTTACGAACGCTATCAACTCTTTAACCAAACTCATTGCACGTTGAAACCATACACTTTCTACAAATTCAAGTTCAATCATATTCTCTACAATAGATGCTAATTCAACCATGATAGGTACTAGATACATCAATGTAGATAGGAATACATCAATGCGACCTAACATAGGAATATCCACATCAGGCAATGTTAACAGAATGAACGATAAGAGGAATATCCAAGGATAAGACTTAACTAACTTCTTAGTCATGTCTGCCCTTAGCTTTCCGCTTACTAGAAATCTGCGTTGTTTACCATTTACTTCAACACTCGCCCATCCTCGCCATATAATCGCAAGGAACATATTCTTAATGGTTAGTTCTCTATTGGTCGCTAAATTAAAATTGCGTGCCTCAACTAAGACACGCAAGAATGTATCGACAAACACCAACACAACACTCGTAAATATAGCTAGTGATATTCGCACCGCCTCTGCTACGTTAAACCCTTCAACAATGAAAGGTGCTAATACAACCTCAATCATTTACTTCCCCCTAATTACTAATCTTTACCCATTTATCATTAATGCCAAAATACACCTCTTCCCCGTTGTAACCAATTTGCCCAGTAAATACTGGTGTAGTTGTTTCGGTAATATTGGCCAATGAGTACACAAAGTCTGCTAGTTTGCCTGACTTCATTTGTACGAATTGTGTAATTTGTGGGAAATCTCTATTTTTAGCTGGAACGATTGTACCTGTCATTAGATTGTTAGGCATACTAGCAACATTCTTAACCGCTTTGAAATAGATTTGTCCTGCCTCTTTTGCTGCACCATCATCGGATTTATTCACATTGTTCTTTTCGGTGAATGGTGTTTCAACCATAACTACACCACTTTGTAATACATATGCGTGGCTAGTATTACAATGGTTTTCTGTGCCAGTTAAAAGAACCATACCACCTGCTACTTGTAATGCAGCCCAACCACTAACAAATGTTACGTTAATTAATTTCACCATACTATCATCTTGTGATTGGATTACTACATTGTTACCGTCTTTATTTGTAGCTTGTTTAACGCTATCCAACTTACAATTTTCAAACGTGCAAGTTGTATTGAATATTTGGATTTTGCGGTTATCACTAGCACTTGTACCAAGGAATGATACGTTTTTAAAATGAATGTTGTTACAGAACTCGATAACCATAGGTGGTAGATTAGCAGTACCGCTACCATTAGTTGTGAATATTACTTTATTGTGGATATTCCTCAATCTTAGTTCGGTATGGTTTTTCCCTATATCACCCATATCATCAGGTCTAGTATATTCACCAGCACTAATTTTAACTGTTACAGTACAATGCTTAGTGTTATTAATGAAGCGAACTGCATCCGCTAAATGTGTAAACGGAGAATGTACATCACCAGTTTTTAGTGTGCCTGTGTAGTTTCTATCTACATAGATTTCTAAAGATGTGGCTTGTCCAGCAGTCCCATCTCTTAGCAATTCTCGGTTGTATTCGATGTGTCCGTTTCCATAATAGGTAATTTTAGGTGATACAATCTGATCGCCTAGTAAATACAAATTACACCCCATTTGTAAGAATGTAGCTTGATAGTTTTGTACATATAGGTTTTCTTTTGCAAAACTCCGTGTAGCCGTAACCATTACATCCCTAGGGTTTAATTTTCTATAACTCAAAGGTACTTGTGAAATGCCATGATGATTAGATTTCAAGTAATCAACGTTAACTGGGTTTCGCATTGCATTTCGTTCCATAGCGTTATAGTTACTATCGCCCTCAAATATTGCGGTGCGGTTGAGATAGTTAATTTCTAAACAAGCGGACACGTTATTGTAATCATCGTTGTTAATAGAACGATAATAGCTGTAATCATCATCGCTACAGTTGTAGAAAGTAATGGATGCCCCATTGAAGTTGATTGTTTGTGGTGTGATTGTTTCTACAGGAATATTCTTAGCAGTACATTCAGCTTTAATTCCATTCGCAATATTTTTCAAAACTTCTGCGGTCATTCCGTATCTACCCTCAACTGCGGTCTTCTCCGCATCAGGTAAATACATTTTAGAAATCTTGCCACGCTTGATAAGTTCTGCAAAGTTTCCGATGTGGTCGCTATGGTAATGCGATACAAATCCAAACTCAAACTTATCAATGTTATTGTCTGTCATGCATTTAAGAATGGAATTTAAGTTAGCATCTGTTTTCGGCAAGCTATCAATGATAAACCACTTACCATCTACGCTAATAAATGAACAATCCCCACATTCTGTAGCACCATCTGCAAATAGTGGATGTGTGATAGTCATTTGTTTATTAGCACCATTAGATACGGAACCTACATCACCTTTCTTAACAAACGCATCATCAATTTGTTTCTTATTGTAAATTGCAGTTCCATAGTGCTTAGTTGTTAGAACTGTAAAACTATCCGTGCCGTCATAGTGCTTAAATTCTTTGCCTTTCATAAACACATTAACAGATGCATCGCCATATTCAATGCCATCATTGGTAGATACTTTAGCTATACCAACGCCATGACCATCTGTTTTGAACCCCTCAATTAAGGTATTGTTAGCCATTTTGATTGCACCAGTTACGTTGCCACCAGTTAGTTTTAGATAATCAAGGTTAGCTAATTTTTGCGTGTTGATAGAATTTTCATATTCACGGCTTGGGTCACCTACATAAATATCTACTTGGTGACGTTTGTTTGGCTTTTGAGTTAGTACTGCAAAATAGAACTTGCCATTGTAGTAAGCGATGTCTTCGATTTCCGTTTCACGGTTAATTTCAATAATCTGTTTAACCGTACCAAATGCTGTACACTCTACAAGACTTCCTAACGTTGCGGACATGATTGCGCCATTCAACATGAAAGCACCGTTATTGTTCATATCCGGATAGACATAATCGACTTGGTAAGTCTTGAGCTTTTTGAACTCATCATTGTACAGATTAATAGTTCGTACTCTTTGGTTACCTGTGATAGGTACAATGGATACATAAGTCCTTGTAATCGGATCATAGTCAATGTTGAATACCTTTTCTTGCAATGTAATAGTATTTTCGATTGCCATAGTGTCAGCATTGATAACCGTCAAATTATTGCCGTTTTTAAGCCCATTTGTAAGGTAAATCTTATTGGTATACCGATTGTACGTCATAGTATTACAATGCCCTAGACGTTCAGAATCCGTGTATTTATAGGTACCTACTTTTTCAAATGTATCTGGATTTAATTCATAAAGGATTTGATTAGTACCTTCACTATTAATACAGGCAAGTACAAATACATTCTTTTTAGAATTGTAAGTAAACCCTTGGCATTGATTTACTTCCGCATCATACGTAATGTTTTTCACAAAGGCTATGTTTGATGCCCCTTTTAGCATTGGCGTTTCTGTTGGATAATACGGCTTGATATTGGTATATACACCCATATCCATAACTGACCCCACTGTATTAAAGGTTAAATGTTCAGTTAGTTTGTATTGACCATTTGGCACCAATAATATTTTGTTAGCAAGATTATCATTAGCACGTTTAAATGCAGCAGTATCATCGGTGACGCCATCGCCAACTGCTCCGAAGTCTTTAACTGACACAATACCATTTAGCGATTCTTTTCCAATGTATTTAGCATCAGCTTCAGATTTGGTTACAATTCCTCTGCCACCGGGTATTGATATTTCTTCAGCTTTAGCAGCTGCTACCTCTGCACGTTTGGCTGCGTCTTCCGCTTTCTTGGCATTACCTACACTAGCTATTTGCTTGTTGCTAATATCAGTCTTGATAGCATCAGCTTTTGCAACTAAATCATTGATATTTTTCTTATCGGTTTCTGCTTTTGCCGCATATGCCTTTGTGTTATCTGCTAATTTTTGTGTTTTCTCAAACGTATCAGCACTTTGTATAAGAGCCGTATTTGCAGTTGCTAATTTATCATCTACCGTTTGAGATAATGCATTAATATTGTCGTTAATGGCTGTTAGCTTTGTTGCATTGTCTTGCACTTCATTGGCTTTTTCCTCTGCCGTAGATGCAGCTGCAATTGCTTTTTTAGCAGCTTCAATGGAGTTATCTACAATATCACGTGTTACTTGATTTGGGTCTTCATCGGCGCCTACATTGATTTGTAATGTACGATCCAATTGTTCTTTTAATTCTTGTAGAATCAAAATAATTTTATCTGTCATATCTTCAATATGATTGTAGGGCCATTTATTGGCTAGTTCTGTAGTTTGTGATATTGGTGTACGTCTGACTAAAACAACTTTATAAGTTGCTGGCAATGGTTCACCAATACTTGGATACGTTAAAGTTTTATTTTGTGCATCATATAAGATGTTCCCTGTTTGCTCCGTTTGTCGTCCATCTTCATCAACTAGAATAAGGTTAATGTCTTTAATATTATTAAAGTCATATGGCCAAATATAAGTCTTGTTAACCCCATCACATTGATATTGAACAACTGGATTGTTGACTTGTGGAATCACAATATCCCGCCTTTCTTTGCATATAAAGAGGACTACCTAAAACTAGGTAGTCCTTACTTTTATTTTTTCTTCTTCTTTTCTTTTTTAGTCTTTAAACGCTTGTCTAACAAAATTGACATGAATACATCTTCAATCTTGGCATCCGTATCAGTTAGCCCTACACGCAACAACGTCCAGAAAGCATCGGTTACGGTATCACTAAAACCAGTTACACGGTTAGAAACCTGACTGAGCGAACGGCCTACATCAACGATATCTTTATTGTCACTTGAGATAGCTTGACCGGTATCCCATAATTTCTCAAAGATACTTAATCCCATTACTGTATTACCTTTATTGTATGGACGTTCTCCTAAAATAAATTTCATACCCATAGTGGCTATATCTCTCACTAACGGAATACCCATGGTTCCTTGTTGTACAAATTCCTCTGCAAAAGACTTGGCGATAGATTCTGGATCATCATCATCACCATTTGTCATGGATTTATAAATCACCATACCAATTGCTTGTGATACAACTGTCCACCATAGCATTCGTGCAAATTGATTCCAGTCACCCCTATCTTTGCCTGCATACCAACCTTCAGCAATGATGTTGTATAGAGTGTTGGCGTATGAGTAGAAAGGAACGAATAACTGCGTTAATGGATTTCTTGCTCGTTGAATAGCTGCTGCATCTTTAGTGTCACCACTTCCGAATATATCCCGTATTGCTCGGTCACCTGCTTCAATTGCTTGTTGATTAATCCATTCAGTACTTAATCCTTCTTTAGATTGAAGTTCAGCAACCTTTTGATCATATGCAAATTTCCATACTGGTACGGATAATGCGAAGTCTGTTTCCGTGAGGCAGCATAACCCTATTTTTTTATTTTCCTCACGATTTCCAGCCCTTTTTCAAACCTTCCCCCCGCCGATATTCTTGTCATTAATACGGAACCCTTTTCCTTGGATAGTTAATCCTTTTTTTAGGTCTTTATCTAAAGTTTGAATACGTTCCCTCATGAATATGGATTGCTCCATAACAAAATCACGAGTATTATTGTAGGTTTCTGTACCGTGGCCATAGAACCCTACCCCTGCATGGTTAACAGCTTGAAGGACATTACCCGCACCAATACGATATACGGCAACAGGAATATTCAAAGTATTCTGAATGGCGACTGATACACGGCCGGCCATAATTGCCATAGATGTATTCCGTTTTAGTGTTGTTACAATCTTACCAAATGCATCTAATTTAGCTGCCTCATCTTTCCAATTATCACGGACCCAAGTCCGCAAAAATTGATAAGAATTCATTCCGAATTTCTCAACAATATAGTTTTGGAATTCTCTATTGGCTACTAACCGATTCACATCCGTCACAGCTTTACGCATAGTTATATGATTGATTGACTCAGTAATCGCATTAGAAATGACATCAAAGTCTAGCAATAAAGATTTACCTTTAACCTCATCTAAACGGCTTTTAGTCGCACTCATGCCAGTTCCTAATATCGCATTACTACTAACCATAGTCTTAGCAATATCTTCGACTTCCTTATCAGATATACTTGCATTGACTTCTGGATTATACACAATTGGGTAATACTGACCAACGATAGTTCTACCACCAATAGTGAATGTAATACCTTCTTCTTTCTTCAATGGATTCCCATAAAGTTCTTCTTGAACTTTGCTACGTTCAGTAAAGAAGGAGTTAATGTGGTCCCATGTCCGAATAATAAATTCCCAATCTTTATCGGTGAGGATTTCTTGAAAGGCTTTTTCCATTTCAACTTCAGTTACCTTGGCCGTTTCCATTGCCCGTTGTCTGTTACGTTCTGTACCCCAATTCAAAGCTAATGCAATAACCTGTTCCTTGGTTAGATTACGCAATTCCCCAACATCGTACATATGCTTATTTCGGATGTTAAATAATTCACGCTTACCATACACAGAGGATACATCTTTTGCCAATCTACGCATGGACACTTCCTTGCGTTCATTAAAAGCTTGTGTTGCACGGCTAATCGGATCATAGATATATTTCACAGCATCTGGCCCTAATCGGCGTAAGAATGTTTCAACCTTGAGCAAGGATAAATTGCCTTTATTAATAAGACCTGCAACGGCTTCCAAACCAGTTTGATTGTTTTGGGCGTTAAAGACATTCCCATTAATTTTGCCAAATGTATCGATTGCTTCCGTTAATATGCCATCTACTGCATCATCAAATGTAATCGATTCACCTTTATCATTAAGAATGGTAGAGCCTTCATAAGCGTTGCGGCCATTCTTATACATACCTGTCATTAATTCTTCCAGTGTGTTCAACTGACTCATTGTTAGATTTTTAAATGACATAGGTGTTTTACCATAGAATAGTTGTACAATCCATGGGTCAAGGAATGTAATACTTTTGTCACCTAGGATATCCGCATCAGGATCTAATGCATTAATAACAGCATTCATATCAAACCCATCTACTGGTTCCAGTCCGTCGTATTTAGTAAGTCCCATTTGGTATGCCATGTGCGCATAGAAATATCTCATATTAGGTTCAATGGCAATCGGATTTTTAGGGCGTGTCATTCTGTTGAGGTTATCAAGCAACTTGGTTCTTAACTTCTTAATGCGGAGTGCATTGTCAAACGCAACACGAGCCCTCGCTTGATTTAGAAGTTGCAATTGTTTAGCTTGTAGTGCCTCTTCCAGTTTATTAACGGCCAATGCTCTATCGGCACGCTTACCTTCACGAATAGCTTGGTTTTGATATTTCTTATATTGACTAGCTTGGGATAAGGTCAAATCGCCTAATTCCTGTCTAGCACGGTTAATATAATCACTTATCACACCTACACCACTATCTCGGATAGCACGTACATTATTAATACGTTCTTGTAATTGTGCTTTTAGCTTTTCAATACGGTCTTGAGCAGAATCAAGTTCTTTTACTGCGGCCCCTAATTCTTTAGCGACTTTTTCATTATCACCAATTATTCGTTTTGCAATTGGATCTAAATCAGATTCAATTGTTTCTGAATTAGGGTCAAGTCGATTTAACCTGTCGAGTAGTTCCCAGTTTTTAGCAAGGTCCCGATTGGTTTGTGACTTAATGATTTTAGCTTCCTCTTCAGTTAATTTCATTTGACCATCTGAAGATAATAACCATTCCTCAGCAATTTCTATATTAGATTTGCCAATATGGTTATCTTCAATGAATGCCTGCTCGGCAGATTCCATAGCCTGATTAACAGCTTCGTCAAACGTAAATCCGGTATGCTCACGTTCAGCAGCTTCTAATTCTTTTAGCGTGCCGTATCGAGTATTGGTTAATGCATCCTTACCAAATACATTATAGCGTTGATGGTCTTTATAGATTGGGTACTGTTCCATTAAACGCTTTTCGATATCGGCTTGAATAGAATCTTTTTCATCGTTCCATTCTTTGATTGGACGACTTTCCAATTCTTTCATATACCGCTTCATGACACGTTCTTTTGCCATTTCCCCGATGTCGGAAATATAGCTTTGAACCTTTGCTTGCTCAGCTTCATCAAGCTGTTTAAATAACTTGCTAGATTCAAATTGTTCAAGTGCCTGCTCTTTTGTATAGGCATCTATATCTTCTTGGGTAGCGATCATGCGCGCCATAATGTCTTGGATTTCTTTAGGTGGCAACCCGCCTAGTCGTGTCACTGCACGATAAATACGAGTTAACCACTTAGAGAACATCCGGAATACACGCTGCAATCCTTTAGTAGGTGCTTTGCCTTCACGAAGATAAGCCTCCCATCCACGAGCAAACTTTTCATGTGCTTTAGTATTATCAGCGCCTTGCGCATCGTCCCATTCAGACCACTCTTTCAACTTGTTCCAATCTAGAACAAGTTGCTCTGGAGCGTTTTCCATTTCAGCTAGATTCTTAATGTCGTCAAAGAATACATGACCCATTTCATGTAAGAATGTACTTCTATCTGCGGTTTTGAAAATACTGATAATGCGTTCACCATCTTTCATGATTTCGGTCATGCCGTTTATAGATTGGTTATATTTTTCAATGACTTTGATTGCTTTATCATCGAACACTACATAGCATCGTCCGTCTGTATATCCATCATATGTAATGCCCTTAACACCAGTTGAGTTTAAAAATTCAGATGCACCTTTATCACCGCCAAATGCTTTTGACAAAGCAACATAAACATCTCTTCCTGTATATGGTGTTTTTGTAAATGTATCACCAATACTTTCCAAGATTTTATCTTCTTTTATTTTTTCTTTTGCACCCTCAACTTCTTTCTCTTTTTCTAGTGCCGATAACTTTTCATTAATTTCACCTATTAGCTTTTTAGCCATTTCAAATGTATTATCCGCTTTCAACTCGTCAAAGTTATATCCGTACTCAGCAGCAGCTTCTCTAGCGATTTTTTCTTTTATTTTATTTACATTGTTTGTTAGAGCCTCAGATATATATTCCCTATCTTGCTTTGCACTCTGTATTTTGCCTAGTATTTTTTCATACTCTTTATTGGTAGGATAGGACGGATGCTCTTTATAGTGATCTAATAAAGCTTTTCGCTTATCGATTTCTAAATTATTAACGGCTGATACTATCTTGTTAATAATATCTTTATTTTGCTCTTTGAAATATTTATCTTCATCAAGCATTGTTTTTTCATCTGGAATTTCAACTTTGAATAATTTCGGATTTGTAGTTCCTAATCGCTTAGACAATTCCTTTTGATAATTCCTAGATACTGATTTTTTCTTAGCAAAATACAACCCCCAACCATGTGCTTGATTGCCCTCACCAGTACCAATAGCACCTAAATCAAAGGTGTCAAAATCATGCGGTGAACCATGCCATGCGGATTGATAGAAAATATTACTATTTGCATTTCTGTAGTTGCTTAAATCATTTTCGTTTGGTATACTTTTATTAAAGTAACCACTAGATTGGTTTACTTGGTAAGGCAATTGGAGCCCGCGCCTCGTAAACCATCTAGTGGTTTTTTGTTCGTTAATATATAGTGGCGGATTATTTTTATCTGCAAAATTATTATAAAACCACGTGTTTGCACTAGCATTATCTTTAGGATAAAAAGATTTTATTCTATTAATTGTAATATTCTTTGCAATATTAGCAGATAATTCCAAAGCAACAACACTTTGCTTTTTGTTGCTATCTGTAATTTCTGTCATAATCACAATTGAACCATTAACTGTTTTAGACGGAAAAATTGCAATTGGGTCTACCAACGCACTCGGCAATTGTTTCCACATTTTATTAGTAACGGTCTTATGTTGATTGTTTTTGCCAGCACCTGTTTTCATATCCCAATATTTGGAAACATACATTTTAATTGGCAAATCATTAACACCTATGAGTTGCAGTACAGCTGGAGTATCCATAACTCTAATTAAATCATCTCTTTTATAAGACGAAATATTATCAATGATTTTACTCCACTTTTTCTTATCGATACTTAATTTAAGTCTTGCATCTTGATTTAATTGATTATACCCTGCTTGGTTTTCTAATTTAGCATTCATGTTGATACGCACGCTATCACGGAAATAATCCATAGCAGTATAACCACCACGGCCCATTTGTCGCATGTATTGTGCCATTACATCAGCATGTTGTGCCATGAGCAATGCATTGGCTTCTGCCGTATCACGTTGTTTACGGTCAACAGTTGCATCGCTTATTATGGATTTTAAAGACTGATACACTTCATATCCGGATTTGGATAATTGCATACGTAAGGCGATATCATTATCTGCAAGTTCAAATAGCTTATCTCGCATAGATTCTAGCGATTCAATTTGTTTGAGCGTATGTTCCATGTCAGCATAATGGGCACCTGCTTGATTAAGTGATTCCGGATTATCTGCTAATGCACGTTGAGTTCGAGCAAGGCTAGATTGATATGCCATTCGTCTGCGCTCAGAATTAGAACGTGGTACTTTGCTATCACCTAACCATGTAGGATTTACCCCAGTAGTACGTGCCGTTTCTAAATCGGTATCCATAGCATCGAAATCACTTGTATATTGTTCCCGGTACTGTTCAGTAAGTTCCTTATACACATTATTA